TCCGATCTTTGAACAGCTCGGTCTTGAAGCTGTTGCAGATCGCTTGCGTGTTGGCCAAGGCCGTTCTCCTACAGGGTAGCCTGCGTACCGGACATCTCGAGTCCGCGCAGGCAATTGGCATTCACGTCGCGACGGACGATCTCGCCGGCTGGGATCACGAGATAGCGTGGCTCTTTCGAATCGGAATCGAGCCCCTGAAAATGCGGGTAGTCCGCCTTGAGCCGCCATTCGGTCGCCGTGACACGGAAATTGTCGTGCCACTCGACGATGTCATGAACATCGAGCAGGCCGCTCGGAAGCATTCCGTGCTTGGTGAAGATGAGTTGATCGGTCATGTGCCCTTCGCCAAGAATGTTTTGGGATCTGTGTGCGCCGTGAAATGCGCGCCATCCGATGTAGCCGTGAAGCTCGATGTCTCGAAGCTGGCCGTGTACTTGAGGCGGACTTCGCCAACCGCTCCGGCCCCGGATGAAAAGACAGTGCCCTGTGCGATCGTCGCAAGGCTTCCGCTCAGCGATACGCTGAACGAGAGACTGAAGAGTCCCTGCCCAGTGGTCAGTTGCTGCCCTGAGAGGGCTCTCGACGGCGAGGCAATCAGCGATCCTGTGGTGCTAGATGCAGAGCTGCCACTGATCGCCTTCGTGAGTGACAGGATGAACGCGCCTTGCGAGGCTGCGAGCACCTGTCCAGTCAATTGCAGAGTGACATTGCCCGGCGCACTCACGGCGCCCTGGCCAAATGTCAGCAGCGATCCGCTGAGCGCGACCGCCACAACGGGGGATACCGCACCACTCGCGATTGCCAGCGCGCTGCCCGATACCGCCTTGCTCAGCGCAGGAGCGACGCTTCCAGCGACGCTTCCAGCGACCTGCCCCGTGAGCCCGATACTGAGCGCGGGGATCAGCGTCCCTGATGCGAGCGTCAGCGCCTGGCCTGTGAGAGCCAGCGTGACATCGCCGCCCGCGGAGACATTGCCCTGTCCGAAGGTGAGCAACGACCCGCTTAGCGCCTTAGCAAGGCTCGGTACAGCCGTACCGGCCGCGCTGGCGAGCGCCGATCCCGCTAGTGCAACAGAGTTGGCCGGACTAAGCGTGCCGGCCGCCATGGCCAGCGCCTGGCCAGTCAGCGCAATCGAAAGGGCTGGGCCTACCGTGCCAGCGGCTGTCGTCGCCTGAGCGCCACTTAAGGCTGCAGTGACATCGCTACCAGCGACCGCACTTGGAATCCAAACCGTGCGTGGCGGCTGAACCCACGGCCGCCTGAACAACGGCATAGATCAGCCAAACTCCTCAACGTAGAGCGTGCCGCTGATGGTCAGAGAATCGGCCGGCGTCGTTCCCAGCTCCACCGTAAATCGGCGTGAGCCCGTGAGCTCCACGCAAAACTCAGGCGGCAGAATCAACTGGTAGGGAACACGGATATTCCAGTTGTCTGCGTGGTGCGTGACGATCGTGCCCGCAGTCGCCTTCGTCGTGTTGTTGGCTTCTGCCGTGAAGCCGGCCGCAGCGTCGGTCACATTCATCGGCACCGGCGTGGGTGTCGACCCGCCTGATCCACTCGTCGTGGAACCGGATTTCAGGAGGATCGAAAGACCTTCTTCCGCGGCGTCGCCTACGTCCGAGGACTGCGACAGGTACAGCGCGCGGATGCGGCAATTCTTGCCCGCCGCGGCGACGACTTCGAAGAAGTCTTGCTGCGCGGTGACCGCCACACCCGCGAATGTGACCGTGTAGAGACGGGACATCCGACAGCCTCAGATGGTGAACGCGGAGACGGCCGCGTCCACTGCAGTCTGAATCGTCGCGTCCGATGCGCCCGTGACCTGGGCGAGAGTCGCCGTCCTGTTCTGCGCCACAACCGCCCATACGAGTGCCTGGAGAATGCTGTCCGGCTCAGTGAATGCGAGCTTGGCCCATTCCAGTCGCTGCAACGACTTGGGCGTTGTGCGTGGATCTTCCAGCCGAATTTTCTCGGCCGCGACGATGAGCGCCACCTTCACGCGGCTCTTGAACGTCGTGTCCGCAGCGGCGGTCACAGCCTCGTCGTATGTCATGGCTTTCTCACATCTGAAGCAACGCGCCCATGCTGGCGCGGGATGGAACAATAAGGCTCGATGCCGCGCCGCCTCCGGCCGCTGGCTTGAGGGCGATGAAGGCCACCGCCCAATCGGCCGTGCGGCCAGCCGACGTGCCGACGCCCGCGATCACTCCCGGAGCCCCGGAACTTCCCCAGTTCTCAAGGTCTCCGATCACGCAGTTCATGAAGTTCGCCGCGCCCGCGCCGTTCAGGTCCGCGCGGCTCGTGAACGTACCGGGAACAGAAGGCATGGTGTGGGTCACGTCGACCCCACCATTTACGTCATCGCCCCAGATGACGATCAGATCGCATCCGGTGTTCGTAACCGAACCCGGCGTGATGCTCACAGTCCACGGCGATGCCGCACCAGACCCGCTGTTGTTGACGTTCTGTCGATCTATAGGAGAGACCGGATCGCGACCCGAGTACGCGGCGATGAAGCCGATGCCGTTATTCGCAGTCTGCAGCGTGTAATTGGCTGGCTCGGAGCCGCCTGCAATCTTGTACGCGACCCAGAACTGCTGGCCGTCGACACTGGATGTCGTGATCGGCGTACCAGTTAACCCCACGAAGCCCGTGGGCCAGGTGATCGTGTCACCCGTGTTGTCGATGACCTTACAGGCGATGAGGATGTCGTCTTGGACAGCCCCAGCAGGCTTGGTGACGACCAAGCTGCTCGCAGCGGTCACATTGGATGCGACCGAACGGAACGCCATCTATGGGCCCGACTTACCTGCGAGGCCGGACCAGATAACGCCACTGAACTTGAGGACCGAGCAAGTGCCCTGCTCGTCGTAGTAGCCCGAAGCGCCCGCGCCAGCGCCGATCTTCGAGCTCTGGACGACGACGTTCCCCTTCGTGAGGTTCCAGTCGCAGTTCACTGCGCCACGCGAACTGCCTGAGCCCTTCGTGTTCCAGAGCGCACCGCTGTTGTCGGTGAGCGTCAATGAGATCGTGTGATCGTTGTTGATCGAGAAACGCAGGCCGGCGAGCGCGGTGTCGTTGATGACGTTGCGCGCGAAGGTGCCAGAGACGGTCTGCTCTGAGAGATTCAGGCCGTAGCGGCCACCATGCTCGAGCAGGTTGTCGTGCACCGAAAGGTTCGTGATGCCGGCGCTCGACCACGCGTCATATGTCTGGAACAGGTTGCCGCTCACGACGCGCTGGATCGTGTTCCAGCCCACCTCGATGCCGTCGCCACCGTCGATGTAGACGCCGTGATTCTCGGTACCACCCGCGATATCGTGGACGTTGTTGCCGAGGATGCGCGCGGCCTTACCGTGCCCGACCACTCCGCCCGCCTTCATCCCGCCCGGCGCGGTCGGCCACGACAGGTCGTTGTTCACGACACGCCAGCCGTCACCCTTCGTCTGCAGGTTGATTGGCGCGCCGTCGCTTGCACCCTGCGGGTTGCCGATCAGGGAGAGATTCGAGATTGCGACGTACGCGCCCTTGGGGGCTTCCGTGCCGCCGCCGTTGAACCCGCCACCCTTGGGCAGCGCGATGGAGACCGCCTCGCCGGGTGCGCCAGTGATCGAGATGTAGCCGGTTCCCTTCGCGCCGGTCGGTGGTGATCCGCCCTGCTTCCAGATTCGAACGAGTGAGCCGTCCATGGCGGCTGTACCAGGAAGGCCCGCGCGAATCACGATCACATCGCCGGGCTTGCTCGCGCCCCACGCCCCCGATGCTTCGGACGAACTGGTCTGAAGGGTCTTCCACGGCTTCGTCGGATCGTTCGCGACAGCCGTCGAGTCGTTGCCGCTCGGCGCAACGTAGCGAATATCGCCCGGCTGGACGGTGAAGTTCGGGCCGGCGACGCCGTTCACGGAGACTGGTCCGCCACCGGGGATCGTCACGCGCGTGCAGTCGTAGCCGGGATTGAGGCTCGCGGCCGACTGCAGGACCGGCGCGAGCACGCCGCCCACCATCACAAGCGGCGACTTGCCGAAGTTCTTCCCGCAGACCGTCAGTGGCGCACCCAACGGGGCGGCGACGAAGTCGGTGTACAGAACCGCCGTAGCGCCTGGGTTAGGCGTGGGAGTCGGCGTAGGGACTGGCGTCGGTGTAGGCGTTGGGGTGGGCGTCGGAGTCGGCACAGGCGTGGGAGTCGGCGCGACCACCTTCGTGACGAACTTCGCGCGGCAGTACCACGTGCGCGAGCGGGCCGGTGGCGGAAGTGCATTGCCCGCTGCGACGCAGTCGGGATATGACGGCTGTGCAACGGTGGTGTCGGTGACGAGCTGCCACACCGGGAGCGAGGTCACCGTATCGGCGAAGGCCGGCGGCACCATCAGGGTGAGCCACAGCGTGAGATAGGCACGCACGATACGCGTCTGACGCGTGGTCCAGTCGCAGGGGTTCATGGGGCTCCAAATAAAAACGCCGCCCGAAGGCGGCGCGAGGAACCGTGAGGGGGTCACGGTATGGAAAAGGCGGCCCGCTATGGCCGGCAAGTGGTGCAGTACCAAGCTGGAAAAGCAAAGCCGGGGCGGGCCATAGACGGGGCCATAAACGAAAAAGCCCGCTTTGCGCGGGCTTCGTCGACACGAACTCAATTCTGGGGCCGGACGATACTCCCAGATGTAGCTAAGGAAGATGAAAGTTTGCGTTTCTCATACCCTCAGCCCGGCGCGTAGGAACTCAGCCCGGAAGAAATGCAGCATCCGGCGGATACGGCTATGCATTCCATCGTCGGTTAAGCCCATGCGATTGGAGATCGAAGTGATGGGCTCCGGCGTTTTGTACCAGCAGTGAGCCAGTGTGCGTATGTCGCCGGGGGCGCGCAGATAGATCCTATCGACCAGGATTGCCGTCTCATCGTCCAACTCCGGCGGCGGAGTGGTTCTCGCGTCGTCCCACTTTTCGCGCGGCAGGCCATCGCCTACTGAAACGGCCCACCGCTGCAGAATCCAGTTCGTTGGCATGAGCACGATATCGAGCTCACGCTTCTCCGAGTTTCCTCGTCGTACCAGCTCCAGGGAGACCGCGCGCGCGATCTGCATGTTGATTCGCGACTTCTCGGCTACGACCCTCACCTGAACTTGGGGTCGCGGGCGCGGGACCAGCATTCGATCATCCCCATCCGCAGACATCGCCATCAGTGCGTGCACTTAGTTCTCCCCGATCATCGTTGTTGACATTAGCTCAGCCGCAAGCTGATCAAGTTGTTCCGGCGAGAGCTTTTCGTGTCTGAAAGATGCTTTTTTGCGTGTGGCTCCACGTGAAACACGATCGATGACCGACCGACTCACGTTGAACTCCGCCATCAACTTTTTCGCCGAGAGGCTGCGTCGCAACTGGATCTTCGCGTTCAGGCGCTTTTCCTCCGCCGGGTCCAGGCGCCTCGGCCTCTTCACCAGGACGTACCGACGCGTCATATCTGCACGAGCTTCCGGCACGACAGGCACCGCGGCATGTCGCTCCACTGCAAGGAGGCGATCTGAACTGTGCGATCTTCCCGGCAGATGGCAACTGCGCGGGATGCGCCGTAGCGACGGAAGTAATGCTGCGAGCGCGCCCCGTGCGTGCCGCGGTACCAACCTTCTGTGAAGGGCGGGTTGCGTTCGGTGCTCACAGGACTTCCCGTACCTCGATACCGTGGACGGCTTTCACCAACTTGACCTTCAAACGGTAAATCGGGGTCCGCGTCGCGACGGACTTCACGTCCTCGACGATTCGGACACCGTCGCAGGAGTACGAAAAGTCTGGCAGGTACCTGGCGACCACCACGCCACACACTGGTAGCTCGATCACCGGCTGGCATTCGAGATTTGTGATGACGCCCGCCTTTTCGAGTAACCGAAGGTCGATGTACCTACGCGCTTCCTTCGTGCTGTCGAAGGTACGCCCGTCGACGGTCATCTTCTGGTTGCCGTATTTCGAGCGGACGGCTTTGACTGCGACGGTCTCGGAGACCTCAGTCACCACGCCAAGATTGCGCAGGTCCGCTTCCGTCCAGCGTCGGCTCACGCCCGCCTCCGCTCGCCCTGCCACTGAGTCGGCACGCCATCGTCGGGCTTTGTGCCGATCGTGAGAGTCGGCGTCTCAAGCCAGTTGAGCTTCACGTCTCCGAACGTCTCGCGCAGAGAATCAGCTACCGCCGCAAACTCGCGCCCCATTGCCGCTCGTACCTTCTCGGCCTTCGCGATGCGCCACTGCGGACCGACTTCGACGCTCACAGATCCTCGCCTCCGCCGCGCTTCTTGCTCTGCTCCAGAAGGCTGGCGTACCGCACGCGCATCTGCGCATCGAGCACCGTTATCCGCGAACGATCGCCATCGAAGTACCAACGGCACTCTCCGCGCTCGCCGTTGCGATTTTTCTCGATGTTGCACTCGAGCACGTTGGGCATCGCGAACTGGCGGTCGTAGTAGCCCTCGCTGTAGAGCATGCCGATGATGTCGGCCGCTTCCTCGATTGCGCCAGAATCACGCAGGTCGCTCATAGCGGGCTTTCGCCCGTCCCGGGACTCGACACTGCGGTTGATCTGCGCGAGCACCACCACTGGCACGGCAAGCTGTTTCGCGAGGGCCTTGAAGCCGTACGCCACGTCACGCAGTTGCTCGTAGCGGTTCGAGCCAGAACCCTGAACGAGCTGAACGTAGTCGACGAGGATGAGACCAAGACAGCCGGCACGCAGCTTCAGCCCCATCGCTTCGGCGCGAACATGCGCCAGAGTTGGCAGCGGCGTTTCATCAACCCAAAGTCGGCGCGCCGAAAGGTCGGCAGCCGCACTCGCGATGCGTTCCCATTCGAAGTCCTTGAGCTCGTCCGCGCGCCGCAGCCGACCCTGAGACAGGTCGCCGATGGCGGCAATGTTCCGACGCATGAGCTGCATCGCCGGCATCTCGGCCGAGAACACTGCAACCGGCGCCGTGCGAGCAACGTGCGTCGACATCCCGCCGAGCAGCGCTGTTTTCCCCATGCCGGGGCGACCGGCTAGCACGACGAGGTCGCCTGGCTCCAATCCGTTGGTCAGCGCGTCAAAATCTTCCAGCCCGACAGACAGCCCGACACACTTTTCGCGCCGACGTTCCATGTCTTCGAGCAGCGCCGCCGTTAGTTCCTGGGCAGCCACCAGACCCGAGCCTGTTCGCGCGCGGGTCTGAAGCTCGAACAGCGCGCGCTGCGCATCTGCGAGCAATTCCTCAGCGGAGCGCTCGCCTTTCACGCTGGCCGCACGCCCGATGAACTCCCCAAGGCTTGCAAGACGCCGCCGCATGGACCGCTCGCGCACCACCTCGGCATAGCTCTCGAGATTCACCGCTGTCGCCGTGTCCCGTGCGAGCTTGCCGATGTAGGCCATGCCGCCAGCGTCGTCGAGGCTCCCGGCTGCCTGCAGACGCGCGCTCACCGTGATCACGTCGTGCTCTTTGCCGGCACCAGCTAGCTTCTCGATTGCGCCGAAGATCATCCGGTGATCGGGGCGAAAAAAATCCTGCGCCTCGACCTTGCCTGTCAGCCGAGCCCAAGCGGTGGGCTCGATCATCAGGCTTCCGAGAACCGCTTGCTCAGCCTCCACCGAGTGCATGGAGGCTGAAGCTGGCAAAGCGCGAACGTTGTCAGCGCGCATGGTGGGCCCCATTCGCCTGCGTGTTGTCGTACGCACCCTCGATCACCTTGCGGAAGTTCTCGCGCTTCAGGAGCCACGCGAGGCCGGGACACCGCCAGTCGCTTTTCCGCCCGCAGAGAAAATCACTCGCAGCAACCTTGCGAAAAACCCCTTGCCAGTAGTCCACCTGATCTGCTGGCTTTCCGGCCTTAACCCGCTCCGCAACGCGGTCTTCGAGCTTGCGGCGACGATCGGTGGACCAATCGCGAACCGCGGGCAATTCCGGGAGGTGTTCGTGGTACGCAGCGAGAACCTGATCGTGGAAGTCCGGGGGAAGCTTCCGTGGTTTCGCAGCGCCCGCCCCGCCCCCTGGGGGGTTTGGGGGGTTCTTATCTGCATCTCTCTCTGATTCTGTATCTGTATCTGGCGCGTGACTGTCACAACCATCCGCCGTGACATCGGTGTGACTGTCACGTTCCCTCTGCTTCCGTTTCCTCTCGGCCGCGTTGTGATCGCTTGAAAACTGACGCTTTTCCCACTTGATCGGTTGCCACCGATCGTCGATCAGACCGGCTTCCTTCAGGCGACGAGCGGCTTCTGCACAGGCTGTTGGATCGAGTCCGAGCGCCGCAGCTATCACGCGCTGGCGGAACTCGTCGGTGGGGTAAGCGCGGTCGAGAAGGCCGCTGCCCTTCATGCACAAAGCCATCACGAAGTGCCGCTGATCCTCAAAGGCCAGCATCTGCACGATGGGGTCAGTTGCGTACTCCGTGTACATCCTGAACCAGGGCAAGCTCACGAGCGCCACGGCCCTGGAAGCCGGGCTTCCATCCGGGCGATCTGCTGAGGCGAGCGCTGTTCGACCAGTGCCGCCATGACGTCGAAGCACTCGCGGATAGCCGGCGTGTCATCGAGTTCGACGGCACGCAGGTAGGCGCGGTGCGCGGTCTCGATTTCTCTCTCAAGCGCCTCGTCGAGATCCGCTTGGATGGGTTCGTGAAGCGCGCTCATGCTGCACCGCCCAGCTCACGCGGGCCCGGTGTTTGCTTAGTCGAGGGGATATGCCCGCTAAATGGGAGCGGCGCAAAAAAAAGCTTGGCAGAATCGAGCTCGGCGCCCTGCCCTTCATCGCCAGATTTCAGGCAGGACGCCGAACCATCAACAACACAGGGACAGCCAATGAATAAGATTTCCGGCCAAACTTTTCGCGGCCAGCAAGTCGTACTCGATAACAACGAGTACGTCGGATGCACGTTCGACTCATGCACCTTCGTTTACTCGGGAGTCGCCGCCTTCGGGCTGTCCCACAATAGTATTTCCGCGAACTGCTCCTTCGAATTCAAAGACGCTGCAGCGAATACCCTGACGACCATGAAGGCCATCTACTCCATGGGGCAATGGGGCCGCCAACAAATCATTGCGACCTTTCAGACGATTGCGCCCGATCAAAAGAAACTGAATTAGCTTGTGCCACCAGGGGGCAGTCGGTGTGTAGAACCGATTGCCCTCTGTCTTGAACTGGCACTCAGCATCGAACCGAATTCCTTCGCGCATCAGATCGTCCTCGTAATAGGAGTCGCCCGAATGTCGATATCCGACCTGCTCGCTATCGCCCTGCTCTTCCTGACGGTGTGCGGTCTCATCGGTCTGGAGCGCCGCGTGCGCAAGGCCGTGTTGCTCTTGACAGAGATCCGGGACGCGCTGGGGAAATAACAACATCCTGACTTTTGTCAGGTGTATCAATTCCGGGAACTCACTTGCTCGGAACGGAAGCAATGACCGTCGATAGCGGCATTTAACGTAAGCGTGACCACTGCGCGACGATGGTGCGGGAATTCCTACGCAGGCCTTACGGAACCGGGAGATATTCCCGTCTGAGATAGCAGGTATCAGAAAAGGCGCGGTCACTTCGAAGACCTCGACGTGCCGCCTTTGATAACAGCGAGAGCCGCCACGATCTGCGGGGCAAGACTTTCAAGCTGCGCGACAGCAGCACGAGTCCGTGCCTCCTCGGACGGTAAGAATCGCGCGATTAGCCAGTGGATCGGCCGCATGTCCTGTGTGGCCTCAATGATTCGCACCATGAGGTCAACAGGGAGATGACGAGGGTCATCTTCGTTCTCGTTGAGCATTCGGCTTAGCGCCGAGGGGGAGAGATCACAATGGACCGCGACGGAACCCAGCCCACCCCGATAACTATAGACAGCAGCAGCCAGGACCTGCTTCAGCGTTCGGAATTGCTCAGTGATCGCAGGCTCGAGATCGAGCGAGTATTGGATCTTGGAAACTGCAGCACCCATATGTTTCCGGTACTTTCCGGGTCAGGAGAAAAAAAACGATGCAGGCTATCCACGGCGCCGCGATTTCCGCGGCTCCTGAGTCTCCAAGAAATCGTGCACGCTCTGAACCTTCGAAACGCCAGGCTCGCCGATCGCGCGCTGTTTGAATTTGGCAAGCCAGTTCACATCAACTCCGGCACCCTCCGAAACTTCGGCGTAGGTGAGATCGCACGCGTCCAGGAGCTGATAGGTCCGTTCGAGGAGAGTTTGAGCGGTGGTCATAACAACAATCTAGTAACATGTTACCAGCCCGTCAAGAAATTCTTTACCTGCGACCCTCGTCACACTTTGGAGGCATGCCAAAACAACCAAGAACGCCCCTACCCCAGCCCCAAGCCCTTACGAGTGCCATGTCGGCATTTGCGCCGAAGCTCGTCGAGCTCTTGGGCCGAACGAAAACCTCTCAGGCCGGCCTGGAGCGTGAAATGAAACGCCGTGGTCGGAAGGTCTCGACGAAGACCATAAATAACGTTGTCAACAAGCTGCATTCGCCGGAGATCGGCAATCTCGCGCTAATTGCCGAGCATTTCGGTGTTCCCTTATGGGTGATGTTCATCCCCGACCTCGATTTCGCCTTCCTTGAAAAGCAGAACCTCCAGAAGCTTGTTGCGCTCGTTGAGGACTACCACTCAACCGACGAAGACAAGCGCGTACATATCGAGTCGATGGCTGCCGGCCAACGTAGCCTCGGTAAGAAGCCCCGCCCCAAATAAACCCGCCTCCGCGAGTCAAGTAACAAATTACTTGACTTCGATTTAGGCTGGTAATAGGTTACCTGCTCATTGACTCCCCGCACAGAGTCAGAGGGCAGGATGAACACGCTCAAAATCGCAATCGGACTCGCCGCACTGGCTGCCATCGCAGTAGCCGTCGGCCGGCGCATCTACCTCAACCGCTTCCAGTGGGAACTGGTCGAGAAGCAGCCGGACGGGACGTGGAAGGCTACCGGCTACGGGCCGATGAATCGCCGAGAAGCTAAAGAGCTTCTAGCCCACTACACCAGCCGCGTCGATGCGGAGTCCTTCGACCTTCGGAAGGTGTCGAAGTGAGCGCCTCCGCAACAAGGCAGGCAAAAGTGTTAGGAGGCTCTGAGTCTCCTCCGCTCCGATCTCGCCTTTCGGTCAAACCGCATCACCCAGACTACGACGCGCATGTCTTCGCGCACATCCAGTCGAAGGTGGCCATCGACCCTGTACGCGGTTGCTGGCTCTGGCAGGGATTCGTTCATGAGATGAAGCCGACAAAGTGGGGCTTCTCTGTCGGTGGCTACGGAATGATTGGCTACCGCGGGCGCGGCCGTCCCGTCCATCGAGTCGTTTGGACGATCAAGCACGGCGCGCCCGCGGAGGGAATGCAGGTCTGTCACGCATGTGATGTCAGGCACTGCTGCAACCCCGATCACCTGTGGCTCGGGACTCGCCAGGACAACCTGCGCGACATGGCCGCGAAGGGTCGCGGTCTCACCGGCAAGAAGGCGATGCAAACCCACTGCATCCGCGGCCACGAGCTTTCCGGTGACAACGTCGCATATTCAAACGGCGGCAGGCGCAGGGCCTGCAAGACCTGCCAGAGCTGGAAGAACCGCTCTGTAGAGCACAAGCAGGGGCGCCTAGCCTATCAGCGACGGCGGCGCGCTGCGGTCCGCGCCGGAACATGGGTGTCGTCGCGATGAGCGCCCCCGATCACAGGGTAGAAGCCAGCACGTCACTCGAGCTTTTCCCAGCCGTGCTCGACGCCTGCTGTGGAACGCGCTCGATGTGGTTCGACCGCACCGATGGCCGAGCTCTATTCCTCGATAACCGTCGAGTGTCTCTCGATGTGGATGTCGGGACGCCTGGCACCGTCGGCCGCAGCCCAATCGTCATCGAGCCGGATGTCGTCGCCGACTTCACGGCGTTGCCGTTCGCCGATGAGTCCTTCTCGCTCGTCGTCTTCGATCCTCCGCACGTCCAGCGCAACGAGGCTCTGGGCGCTGTTACGCGCCGCTACGGCGTTCTGAACGGTGACTGGCGACTGATGCTGCGCGATGGCTTCGCGGAGTGCCTGCGCGTCCTGAAGCCGAATGGCGTGCTGGTGTTCAAGTGGGGCGAGTCACAGTTCAAGTCGGCGCAGATCCTGGCTCTCGCGCCGATGCGGCCCCTGTTTGGGCACCACACCAGCAAAACAACTCACTGGGCAGTCTTCATGAAAGACCCGCAGGCGGATGAGGAGCGCAGCAATGCCGGTTAAGCGCCCGCTGGTCGATGAGAAGTCATTCGAGCTCGCCGAGCACTTCCTGCAGGACGAGCCGCATGACGAAGATGACGTGTGGGATCTGGCTGAGGTGATCCAGCAGGCCGTGGAGGACTGGTTCTCGTGAACGCGAGATTAGAGCCCGTGCCGTTTGCCGTTACACGGCCCGTATACGACAACTCGTACGTGCGCAGCCGTGAGGACTGGCTCGTCATGAACAGCGCCGCGCTGCTTCAGTGGTGGAACGCGGGCGAGCACGACGACAGGGACTTCCATTATTTCTGCCTGAATCAGCACGAGTACGAGCTGACCAAGTTCGACAAATCTCCAACGGGCCCGCGAAGTTCGAGCCCGCTTTGGAAGCAGGAGGGCTAAATGCACTACCGAACTGCACGAGAGATGTGGACGCCAGCCGGAAAGGTTGTGCCGATCCGCCCCGTTGACCAGGTGAACGAAGCCGTCGCCGGCCAGCTGCTCAGCGAGCTAACTGACCGTGAACTCGGCGACCACATCCAGCTGCTCGACGCGGAACACAAGGTGAAGCGCGCGGCTTTGGTGAGTGTCGCAACCGCGTTGGCACGGGCCCTCAATGAGCAGGTGAAGCGTCGTGGCTGAAGTACTGACTGACGAGGATGTAGTGGATATCACTGAGCAGCTTCGGTTCCTGCGCGTGACCGCGAAGTTCAAATACGCGAAGGACGAGTTCTACATGGTCGGCAAGGTCATGCACGACGCAGCAAAAGAGATCGAGCGCCTGCGCGCACGAGAAAAGATGCTGCTCGATGCGCACACCGGCTGTGGCTGCGACCCGACGTGCAAAGTCTGCCTTGAGAAGGGCTACACGTGAGCGCCCACAACATCCCCAATGAAGAGATGGCACACGCGTGGGACGAGTTTGTCGCGTACGTGACGAACAACCCTGAGTCGCGGTTCCTCACGATCTCCGCCGAGATGGCGAAGCGATTGGTTCAGGAGCACGAGGGAGATCTTGATCGCATGGAGCGCGCCGCTGTCCTCGTTGAGGCGGCGAACGTGGAGCGCGCTGGCGTCACCCGCCACGCGGCATGGCTCATCGAGCGTGTCGAATGGCTCAAGCGTGAGATGGATAACGGCGGCAACTGGCAGTACCTGCAGCTCAAGCGGGAAGAGACGATGTATTGCCTCGAAAAGCTGCGCCAACACATCACCGCACTACGTGTTTCGGAGGATTCGAAGTGAGTGACGACGTTGTAGGACGATTGGCAAAGCGGCCATATGAGGCCGGCGATCCGATGCCAGCCGTCGGGAGCAAGTGCCTCGTCTCAGGCGCTAACTGCGACGTTGAGAGCGACCAGCACCGCGCATACGGCTGGCGCACGGTCGTCGGCTACGGCGTCAACGATGAGTTCATCTGCATGCAGACGCGCGATTGCTGGCCGACCGTCGAGCGCCTAAGCAACTGCTGGTTCGCTGAGATCCCGTCGCCGCGCGCGCCTGCTCCGCAGGCCTCAAAACAGAACCTCTCGTATCTGCTCACCGAGCTGGATGAGTACGTTTCGCGCCACTACAAAGAACAGCCGCACTGCGTGTGCAACCTCTCCAGCGTTGTCGCGCGCCTGCGCACGCAGATAGCCACGCTGGAACGATCGCTCACTGGCGAGACGACATCGAGTCGCCTTACGAATGAGCAGTGCCAGGAAGTGATCAGCTTCCTCGAAGATTTCGAGTGGACCGGCCTGTCACTGGACAACGTCCGTACTTGGGATGAGGCAATCCACTCAGCGCGACAAGTGAAAGCCCCCGCGGCTAGCGAGACGTCAGCGGTCACCCGCGATACACCGAAGGTGCGCGAGATCTTCGAGCGACACGACCGGTGCTCGAAGCTGCTTTGGGGTCCTGCCGCGCTCCCCGGAATGATGCTCGGGCCAGAGGACGCGGACGCTGCTCATCGTGATCGGGGCACGCTGTTGTCGCTGATCCCTGGACCTCCGCGACATCCGAAAACAGAATGTCGCACCCCTCCCCCTGGATACACGATCGCGAAGGAGCCGTAATGATCGGCTTCCTCGGCATCGTCCACGACCCCAAACCCCGCTCGGTCATCCTGCGGCCGATCACGAACTTGGCGACCGACCTACGTGATCACCATCTGAAAGCGCGCTGGCAGCGACTGCTGACGCGCTGGATTCGGAGAGCTTCATGAGTGCAGTGATTGAACGGCAGCAGACGTTGCCCGGCGTGCCTGATCAGGTTGCTGTGACCCCAATGCAGCTCCTGCAGATGGCAATGAACCAGGGCGCGGATCTGGACCGCTTGGAGCGCCTGATGCAGCTCCAGCGGCAATGGGAGGCTGGCGAAGCACGCAAGGCCTACGTGTCGGCCATGGCCGCCTTCAAGGGTGAGCCGCTGGAGATCCTGAAAACCAAGGACGTGAACATCCCTGGCGGCGCGAAGTTCAAGCACGCGACCCTGGCGGATGTGGTCGACGGGGTCGCGGGTGCCCTGTCGAAGCACGGCCTCTCCCACGCATGGGAGACGAAGCAGGAGAACAGCCTGATCACGGTGACGTGCATCGTTACGCACGAGGCTGGGCATAGCGAGCGCACCACCCTCTTCGCTCCGCCAGACGACAGCGGAAAGAAGAACAACATTCAGCAGATTGCCTCGACGGTGACGTACCTGCAGCGCTACACACTAATGGCAGCCTGCGGCCTGGCAGCGAAGGACATGGACGACGACGGCCGCGGCGCCGGCCCCCAGCGCGAGGCCCCGAAGACGCCCGAAGGGTATGAGAGCTGGAAGGCGGACATGAACGCGAAGGCTCAGGACGGCAACCCCAGCCATCTGGAGGCGTGGAAGGGCTCCAAGCAGGAGTTCCGCAACTACGCCTCCACCCACGATCTCGACTGGTGGGAAGGCTGCAAGAACACCGCACGGAAGAACACGCCGTGAGCTATGCCGCCCTCGACCTTGAGCAGCGGTCAGCGGAATGGATGGCGGCCCGGGCCGGGCGCCTTACAGGCTCCGTGGCGGCCGACGCCATGCGGACCATGAAGTCCAAGCCGAAGGAGTTCACGGCCGCCCGTAAGCATCTGCGCATGCGTCTGGCGCTGGAGCGAATCACGGGACGGCCACAGGAACGAGAGTTCACCACGGCAGCCGTCCAGCACGGAGTTGAACGAGAGCCGATCGCGCTCGCCCGATACGAAGCGATGAGCGGCGAGGTCCTGACACGCGTCGGATTCCTCTCACACAACGAAGTGCTGGCCGGTTGCTCCCTGGACTCCGCGGTTATGCCGGGCCAGCGAATCGTGGGCATAGTCGAGGCGAAGTGCCCCGAGAGCGCGACTCATTTCGAGTACCTGCGTACGCGGATGATCCCGTACGACTACCGCTGGCAGTGCCTGCACAACCTATGGGTCAGCGGCGCCGACTGGTGCGACTTCATCAGCTTCGATGATCGCTTTCCGGAGGATCTGCAGTACCTGTGCGTCCGGCTGGAGCGCGATCCAAAAGAGATCCGCGAATACGAGATCGCGGTCTGTCGCTTCCTGGCCGAAGTGGACGAGGAAGTTGATGAGGTGAACAAGCTGAGGGCCGTCGCGTGAGCCCATGTCGCGACTTCACTCCAGCCGGCCTCCACCGGAAGGAGCACAAACGATCAATCTGGCGCGGGCGTCGGTGGCACCGACGACTGAACGGCCTGCGCCGGGCGCTGATGCGCGAGCTGGGGTACGAATCTCCCCCGAAAGTTGCTGTGTATCCCCAGCTCGCGCGGAGGGCGTGGAGGTGAGCGGATGGCTCACCAAGAAGGGCCGCGGCTTTCTACCAGCCGACGACGAATGCGCTCGTGTTCATGTTCGGATGGAGGAAGGCGAGTGCGCCCAAGTGAAGATCATCCGGCCCCGTAGCGTTCAGTGGAACCGGATGTACTTCGGCATCTGCCGCGTCATCGGCGAGAACCAAGAGCCGCCCCGCGACGAGGACAGCATCGATCACGAGCTCCGCATCCTCGCGGGGCACTACGAGACGTTCACGGTGGACGGGCAACCGTTCGGCTTTGCGAAGCGCATCGCCTTCGACAAGCTCACCGCGGACGAATGGGCCGACCTTTGGCCCCGCCTCGAGCAGGCGATCTGCGAACGCTTCGGCCAGGAGTACATCGGTGAATCTCAGAAAACTGGCACGTGGTAGGCCCTGCATGATCCGCATGCCCGGCGTCTGCAACGGCGACGCTGAGACCACCGTCCTGTGCCACCTGCGCATGGTCGGCCTCACCGGCATGGGCCTGAAGGCAAACGACCTGCTTGGCGCCTGGGGCTGCTCCTCGTGCCATTCCTATTGCGACACGCACGGGATGGACGGCCGCACTGCCCTGCTCGAAGGCATGGCGCGCACGCAGGCGTTCCTCTTGAACACTGGCCTGATCGACGTGTGCGACAAGGCCGAAGCGGATGTAGCACCATGAAACGCACGTTCTTGGTACGCCACGAAAGCGGATTCTATTTCCGCATCGTCGGCTACGGCCTGTCGATCGACAGCAACCGACGCGTCGGTTTCTCGGAGCGCTACGGGTATCGCCGCGTGCTGCGCATCGGGCGCTGGGCCATCGAATGGCTTACTCCGCAAGGAATGCCGTCATGAGCGAGACCAGCGTTAATTATCTGGAGCGTCTTCGTGATACTGCGGCCGATATAGAGCGGATGCTGACCACATGGCCCGACGACAAGCGCGACGGAAATTACCGAGCGCATGCAGATGACGCGGCCGCATATCGCTGGGCAGCGGACGAGATTGAACGGCTACGAAGGGAGGTATATCTACTCCGGAACGAGCGCGATAACCTCGCGGACAATCTGCATCGACTCATCACACCGCCGCCAATGGGTAGCGGAGCGAATGTTGCCCAGATGGAGTCGAGCTTCGATTTCGTAAGGATCACATGCGCCAACTGCGGCAAGACGAAGGATCGTCACCCCAATAAGAAATGCGATTCATGGCAGGGTCACCTGTCATGACCTCAGTGGTGCACATCAGCGCAGCTCGTTCTCTTGAGCGCCCCAATGCCGAGGACTACGCGGACCATCAGGCGTTCACCGCTGCTCTGGTTACGTGGCAATACGATGAGATCGAGCGCCTAGCGGCTCGTGTCGCAGACGGCCATTGCCGCAAATGCGAATGCGACGACTGTTCGCGGTTTTATCGGGAGATCGATCGCAAATGAACGACCCGCTCCGCACCGATGAGCACGTATGGATTACCTACGGTGGCGAGGTCTTCCGCGAAAGGCCGAAGACGATCCAAGCCGTTGAGTACATGCGCGTTCTCTCCCGGCAAGAGGTTGAGAAGATCGCTGGCGATGGTATCGATGTGCAGCAGTACCTCAACAGCCTCCTCCGGCAGATCGACGGTCAGCGTCGCGAGATCAACCGGCTCAAGGAAACGCTGGCCGTGCGCGATCGTGAGAATGGCGCCTTGGCTGAGGGTTACCTCGCGAAGCTGGGAATCAAGCCGGAGGATCTGCGATGAATGTTCCGCAGGCCACTGAGGTTGACGTACACGACCCCGCCGGCATGGCTGCGTGGCTACGCGAGCGCAAAGCGGCCTGCCTGGAGTTCTACAAGCTCGACAGCGAAGAGCAGCAGCGCCACTTTTTGCAGCGCTGGCAGCAGCATGTCTTGCCGCATCTGGCGTTCCGGTTTGGGCAGGCTGCCGAGTTGATCGAGCGCCTGGAGCGCGAGAACGCCGAGCTGCGAGCCGACGCCGTGGAAACCGTCCAGCACTGGGGCGGCTACGCGGGGTCGTACTTTCAGGAGAAGCACAACCTCGCTGGTGACATCGCTCGCCTGCGTGGACCTGTTCCCGATGTGCCAGCGGAGGGGAAGTGATGGCTGGGCCCGCCTGCATCGACTGTATCTACTACGTGAAGCCGAGCCTATGGAAGCGATTTTCGCTTGGCATATGGGCAGAACGATGCTCGCACCCCAACTGCCTCGACGACGTGGACGGCTCGCCACTGCCATGCGCAACGATGCGCCTCCTAACGTGCGAGCGCGGGCAACTGTTCAAACCGAAACAAGCCACAAGGCCTTGACCTCACTTTTCAACACAGGAGATTGACGATGACAATCGAAACGACCGACGGCCCGGCCACCACGTTTGAGCATGCAGCACTCGGGTATCTACGTCAGGCGCGAGCATCGATGATCGCCGCTCGTGACGATTCGAAACGCGGCAGTCGCGAGCTAAGCGTGGCGCTCACCGAAACCGACACTGCAATCCTTTGGCTGCAGCACGACGTACAGATAAAGACGCCTGCAGTGAACCAGCGGCCATGAAGCATGCCCGGATCATCTCAGGCGCCTATGAAGACGCGTTCAACAAGGACGCCCTCGATAATGTTGTTCGGCCGGATGGCGAGATCAATTGGAGAGCGGCGATGTGGGCTGATCCGGGCGTGAAGTCGTGCCCGAAGTGCAAGGCGCATTACTGGAACGAGGCCGCGGTGATGGAGTGTCCTGACTGCCTGATCCAGTTTGGCTCCGCTGTGAGCGAGCCATGAAGTCCAAAGAACAGAAACGACGTGAAGCTATCGAGCGCCTGGAACGTGCGCCTCGTTGGCTCTCCACATTCCCTGAGCCGAGTGACTGGGCGCAGACGGTTTGGTCACGACGGCTCACGGAAGCGGCTCGCCTTCGCAAGGCGTTCGGTGCACTCGGTGGCAATGGAGGATCAGCTACGTGACTGACTGCATCGTGAAGTGGAGCGGCGGAGAAGCATTCATTGGCGAGGCGGAGCTCGGCGATCCGCGCGTAGCCGAACTTCTTGATCGGCTGGCGAGGGGCGGCGTCAAGAACCCGTCGATCGAGTTCGTGGACGACGATTTCCTCGACCTCGCGTGCAAGGCCTTCGTGGTGGACCCGAAAAGCCGCTACTGCCTTGAATGCGGCTATCCACGCGGCGAGCACCGAGCCACTGTCAGCGCAGAAGGAAGTCAGAAGTGAAAGTCATCCTGATTGAAGAGGCGCGATTCCCAGAGGTCATCGATCTTATGAAGGCGAGAGCTGACAAGATCGATCGGAGTTTCGTGGGGGACGCGGCTGGTCTCACAGACCAACAGATCCGCTTCGTGGCCGAAGCCGTATTCCGAGCTGTCAACTTCGAGTTCGTACGTTGGGCTCAGAGTCACGGTGCCTCATGCGTTCGCTGACACATCTAACCGTGGGAGCGAAGCATGAGTGAGTGGCAACCGATCGAGACGGCGCCGAAGGACGGCCGGACTTTGCTTCTAGGTCATTTCAACAGAGCCGGGAAATGGCGAACCCTGCGCGGGCAGTGGTACTCGTGGGATCTGATCAACGAGGAATGGGAAGAGCCCGAGAACGGTCACGAAGGATGGTACGAGACCTCAGTTGAGAATGACGATCCTCCAAACTGCTGGCATACCGAGCCGACGCATTGGATGCCGCTACCAGCGCCACCGCCGAAACAACTCCCCACGACAGAGCGTCAACCGTGAAAGGGATCGACTTCGCTTACTTCCGCTTTCGCACAGAACGCCTGAAAAGCGGCAGATGCATAAACGCTGGTCCGCGCTGCCTAGTCTGTGACCTTGCATGGGACGGATGGCCGCATCCTCACTGCAAGCACGAGCACGGTAGTGGCATGATGGATACGAACGGCAACGGCGAGTTCACATGCCACAACTGCGGCCATGTGCAGCGAGTCGGTCGAGGACTATCTGGTCAACCAGGACAGAGTCATGACTGATCGAAACACCCTGACAAAACAGTACGACGGTCCGGATGGGTTCGCGCTCGATGGGCTGATCGCAAACTTAGAGCGTGGGCACGGCGTCATGTACGACGATCATGCCAAAGCCCTACGAGCGTTACACGAGCTGCGTGACAGACGCGCAGTCGAACCGCCTGCGGAGCTTGAGTACGTGGAAGACATCCACCTTCACGAGCATCGACCAGAATGCGAAAAGATTGGCTGTATCGCAGTGGTGCGCGCTCCGAACCGGCCAGCGGAGCATAAGTGAGCTGGAAATCTGCTATTGGCAAGACGTTCAAGCTGCCTTTTATGCGGGGCACGTACTTGACAATCAAGCTTGAAAATGGCCTCACGATGCCCTCGGATTGGCGCAAGCGAGCGCTGCAGATGTTCTGTGGACAGCGCCCTGCGGATGCCGAGTTCCTCGCTCGTGCATGGTTCTATGAGCAGATGCAGAGTCAGAAAGTCGAACGGAATCGATGCGTCGAAGTCGGTCAGCTGCAGCGAAAATTGACGGCGCTCCGCACGGAACTGCGCGGACGCAACTCTGTGAGAACCGGAGGTGTCGGTCGTGGATGACGAAGATTATTGGGACGAGCGCTCCGACGACTACGAGAGCGACGATCTCGAAGAAGCGGACGAGTGGGTGCTCGACTGCGGCGACCCGAACTGCTGCATGAACTTCACTTATCACTACCGCAGTGAGTGCTACACGCCCGAGATGTACGAAGCCTACGTGGCTGAGGTCTCGAAGGAAGATGAGCCGCAGTGCTCGTGCACGTTCGGAGATGGCGCGCAGTTCCATCTGGAAAGCTGCGCTCTGCGTCGACCAGCAGGTACGAAGTGAGAGTCTACGCAACCGACGTTGGCGAGGAAGGCGGCTACGAAGTCGATGGTTGCACTTTCAAAGCCACCCTACTCCTGCGCTGGTGGTCCGCGCCGCCGGCTGAGAAGGTGCTCCAGCAGGCGTGGATCTGCCAGCACGGCCATTACAAGTGGCGTGATATCGAGACCGAACATCCGAGAACTACGGGAGCACGTACATGAAACTCGGATCGATGGTGGTCACGTGCGAGGGCTGCGGATGTCAGGAGATCCTGCAGCCGAGCCTGAACCGCCGGTCATTCATGCTGAAGTTCAATCGCTGGCAGCGCGAACATCGTACGCACGAGTTCAAGAAGCGCGTCGGCGAAGGCAGGCTGCGCAAGGTCAGCAAGGGCGAACAGCACAAGCGCACACTGCGCCGGATGACGACTTACGGAGTGACAAAACAGTGATGACTGACATCCTGCAGCGGCTGAAAAATCTGGCCGAGGTGCAACGCCACTTCGAAAATACGATCTATGCAGATGCTGCGGCCGAGATTGAGAGGCTCAGGGAAGATTTCCTGCAGGTTCACCACAACTGCATCCATGCGCGTTCGGTTGCTGACAAGGCGCTGGAACTGCTAGCTCAGGTGCCGATGCCGTTTCAGTCGATGCTGTGGCGGCAAGCCGTGCACGACGTGACGGAATTGGCGAAGTCCGTGCCGCCGCGAGCCGCAACAAGGTAGCGGAACATATTTCTTCCAACTGGAGAGATTCGATGATCAATAAATTTCGTTGGTATCTGGCCCGTCTGCTCATCGGCAAGAGGCCCGTTGTGGCCAACGTAAGCATCGAGGTTGTTGACGGCATGATCGTCATCGGGACGACGTCCGATGCGAGCGCTACGTCCTAGCGGGAACAGCAGTGATCGACCTCATCACCATCCCCCGCTTCTGTTCGCTGACCGGCTACGGCGATGATGCCGTGCGCGCGAAGATGGCGAGCGGGGTGTGGTTGGAGGATGTGGTCTGGATCAAGGCTCCGGACAACCGTATCCTGATCAGCATCAGGGGGTACGAAGCATGGGCCGCGGGCCAGGCGTTAGATGGGTCGGCAAAGATTCGCTCCAGATTGACTTCCGGTGGCGAGGACGACGGTGTCGTGAGCGACTTCGACTCGCACAGACGAAAGAAAACGAGCGGTTCGCGAACCGACTCAAGGCAGTCATAGAGCATGAGATTGCGACTGGCGTCTTCGACTACGCCAAGCATTTCCCGAAGAGCAAGCGTGCGAGAGTTTCGGTTGGCACGCCAATCGGCCCAGCGATGGCCGCGTACATCGACACACTCAGCGGTGAACTCGAGCCCGAAACCCTTCACAAATACCGACTGGACGCGGCTACTGTCGCTTCCTGGTTCCCCAGCGAATCCCTCAAGACCCTCACGCGCTCGAAGGTGCGGGATGCTCTTGCGCAGTTGCCGCTCTCAAAGAAGCGCATTCTCAACCTGCTCACTCCCCTGCGCGGCGCGATCGGGCAGGCGGTAGACGATGGCGACCTCCAGAGCAACCCGCTCGCGAAACTCAAAATCCGCCGGCTCAGAAAGCCAGACGATGAGCGACCGCAGCCCTTCACGCCGGCCGAAGTGGCCGCGCTTGGAGCCACTGAGCTCGGTAAGCTTTGGACCGCATGGGCGTGGTCAGGACTTAGGCCGGGCGAAGTTATCGGGCTTCAGGCGGGAGACGTGGACCTTGCGCGCGGCTGTATTCTCGTCCGGCGAGCTGTGCGTGTGGGTCGCACGAAATCACCAAAGACGCAATCTGGCGAGCGAAGTGTCTATCTTCTTCCCGCCGCGCGGGCCGCTCTCCAAGACACTGAGGGGCTCGGGCAGTCCGATCCCGTATTCCGAAACCCCAACACCGGCGCTCGCTGGCATGAAGACCGCGCACTCGCCCGAGCCTTCCGTAAGGCTTGTGCAGCGGCAAACGTCCGGTACCGGCCACCGAAGCACCTGCGACATACCTACGCCTCCTGGGCGCTCTCCAGTGGCGAAAACCCGCTCTGGGTCGCCGAACAAATGGGGCACGAGGACACGTCGATGATCTTCAAGGTCTACGGCGAGTGGATACCGCAAACGGATCTTCAGGCCGGCTCACGCATGGCAGCTAAGGCAGGCGGAGGGCACGCGGCGTGACTGTTCCACGTGAAACCGCGGTGTTTCCGCTACCGGATGTGCCTTCGATTCCCCCCGCCTCCACCATTATTCAAGGGCTTAGACGTGATATGAGCCTTGGGGTCCGCGCTGTTCCGTATAGATCCGTGCCCAGTAAGGCAGGCGGAGGGCACGTCATCGGCCGCCACGGATCGAGGCTCCTCATGGAGGTGCGCGACGCGCGCGGGAGGAAGGCGCTACGCTATGTGAAGGAGGCGCCCCATGACGAATGATGAACTCAAGGTACTTCGTGACCTGTACGGAGTCGCGCAGGACCTGCACTCGCAACTGGCCAATCGCACGAGCATTGCCGAGACGGAGCGCTTCATGCCGCCGATCATAGCCGCAGCCGAGCTGCTGGAACGGAGCGAACCTGAGCGCTGTGTGAAAATAGACCCGAGTGCCCTAAGAGGGCCTGTAAATATCACGAACAACGGACCCGGTCCCCTGGTGATCTACGGCGAGGGCGTGACATTGCAGCCGGGCGAGTCGTGGTCAAGTACCGACCCTGCCTGACCTGACCCCTCGCTTGGCGGCTGCCATCCAACCGAGCCTTCAAAGATCCCAGAGGGTTTGGGGCTGTCAGGCGAGGGATCACTTCACGGGCAGCACCTGAATCGCAACAACGACCCAGAGCAGCACGCAGCCGACCCAGACAGGCGCCTTACCCAGCGCGTTTGCGATGAAGGCGATGAGCGAGCCGATCAGGAACAGGACAGTGATCGTGAGGATCGTCATGGCTGACTCCCACCGTCGAGGAATGACTGGAGCGCGTCGAGGTGTCCCTGCAGGGATGCGCGCGCGGTGGCCTTCTCTTCGTCCGTCACATCGCGACCTTCAGACAGCGCCTTGTGAAGCACGCCCCCGTAGGTCTGCAACTGCTGGGCGTTCTGGAGGAGCAAGGTGACGATGGCCAGTGCGTTGTTCATGGCTGCCTCTTCTGGAGTTCGCTCTGCAGTGCCTGCAGGGCGCTGATGGACGTGGCGAGTGCATCCTCGCCTGCGGCTGGATTGCCACCGTGGATCTGGTCCGCAAGGTCAATGCCGTTCTTGAGATCCACGGCCTTGTCGTGAAACTGCTGGGCACTGCTCCTGCCGATCTTGCCGGCGACCGCCAGCGTCTGGATGCTCTGCACGATGCCGTCCTCGAGGTTGTAGGCGGCGAGCACCCGCTGGTTCCAGGTGGTGGGCGCCGGGACGTTCAGCGTTGCGCAGGCGCTAAGGACCAGCAGCAGGAGCGGTAGCAGGAGGCTGTACGGTTGTCGTGGTAGTCGCATTGGGAGTCTCCGTCGTCGTGGTGGTGGTAGGCGCGGGGATGCCACCCGCACGCATGCGCTGGAACCAGAAGTAGAGGATCACGAGCGCACCGCCGGTCAGGAAGTTCGCGAACGTGCCGAATGACTTGTCCTGCTCGGCTGACATCCGGGCAAGCCCGAGCTCGTAAATCAGGATCACAGCGAACGTACCGATCATGTAGATCGCCGAGAGCAGGATTTGGGCAAGAGCCAAAAGCCGGTCATCGTTCATGTCCACTCCCCGCTGCGTAACATTTGCATTTGCCGCTGGGCGCGCTGAGGCGTCTGCCTGGCCCATAGGCTATCGAGGCCATGATCTGCTGCGGTGTTGTAGTCGCCTGCGGCGAGGGCATTGCGGAAGTTCACCCATGAAGCCAGCGAGCCTAGCTGGAATGTCATCGAAACGATGACGGCCTGCCGCACCTCGTTGCACTGACTGAAGCCGTTGATTGCCATGGCGCGCTCACGAGCGGTTTTCAGATCGTGCTCAAGTTGAGCATCAATCGCCTCATCACACAGGCCGCCGCCCTTGCGCTGGTCCACGAGGCACCCCACGCCGATCGTCCAGAACCCGAGGTGGTCCTGGTAGGCATAAGGGATACGCCCCTCCTCCTCGGACACCAAGCGATGAGCAAGGTCGAAGCTCATGGCTTCATCGCCGTGTAGATAAGCATGGCAGCCCCTGGAATCGCCCCAGCAGCGAAGCCCCACAGCCCGCTCTTGAACTGCAATACGGCGAGTTCGGCTTTGATCTGCGCAAGCTCGGACGAGTGCAGCGCGCCGAGCTGACCCTTGACCTCGCTGATCCCGTCGCTGAGGCGGGTGAGCTCTGTGAGAATGAGCCGCCTGTACTCACTCCAGTCGCCCTCACTTTCCGGGGCCATTCGGATCGACTCGGCGAATGACGGCGAGAGCGAGGATGCCTTGGGTGGAGACGAGCGGCCCGAGGGTGATTTGGACATGCACGGTCCGTCCGCTTCGGTGCTGGCCGGCGAGCGTCTGAGCCAGATGCATCGGGCGACTCGTGGGGTTGCTGAAGTATCGGGCAATGTAGCCTGCGTGTTTCTCGCGCAAGCCTTCCGGCAGCAACATGTGGACCGGTTGGCCCAGCAGCAGCGATCGGGGGTAGCCGAACATCAGCTCCATCTGCTCGTTACAGAGCTGGATCAGCCCTTGCTCGTTGATGACGAGCAGGCCGTCCGGCAAGGAGTCGACAAGCTGCTCGAGCATCGCGGGGTCGACGACGACCCGGTCCGAGAGTTTCTCGTTGAGCTCGCGCAGCTTGTCGAGGGCGTCGGTCATCTCACTCGTCCGGGTAGGGATCGGGGCCGCTTCCGTAGAGATAGTCATTCAGCTTCTCCAGCACCTTCGCCGCCTTTTCGGCCTTGCGGATCTGCTGAGCGCCGGGCACTGCGTGGTTGGGCGTGTATTCGACAGTGCTAGAAGCACTGCCGCCTGGGCCGGTCCCGTTCTCCACGATGATTATTCTGTGCGTCACTTTCGCTTCTCCTGTTCGTGTTCGTCTGTCTGAATGCCGCGAGCGGCCAACGCCTGCTGAATGACACGCAAGTCTTCACGGGCAAGAGCTGCGGTTCGCTCTGCGCCCTGCACTCGTTCAGCGAGCCCCTGAATGCGGATCGCCTCGGCGTCCGCGCGCGCTGTGTAGAGTTCCGGCAGGATGAGCGCCGCGCCTATCGCCATGCAGGAGAAGCCGAACGCAACGATGGCGAGGTACAGGCCGGTGCGGTCGTGGACCTCGGCATTTCCTCCCTGCGCGAGCGTTCCGCTGTTCTCTTTGATGGACTTGTCTGGTGAGTGGTGCTGCCGGTTCATTGTCGGTTCTGGTTCGTTCATGGCGCTCTCCTGAGTGTTGCGACCGTGCCAGCGAGTTGGTCTAGTTGTCGCTGCTGGCTGACCTGATTGGCCTCGATCGCGGCCAGCTTGCCATACATGGCAATGCCGCCGATAACTCCCGCTAGGGCGAGCCCACCGCACAGAGTCACCATCCACTTCTGCCACGAACTGCTGCCGTCTCCATTGCTGTAGTGCCGATGGCCGCCGTACTTGATTGCAAGGCGAACGATGCGGTCGACATCCTCATCGCCCAGCAGTGGCGAATCCGGATCAGGGCCGCGTTCCTTTTCGTTTCGAATGCTCATCACGACCTCTATCCATCGCTTCAAACGGGGGACGAAAGGCTCCGTCAGTTGAATAGTGCTTTCACTCATCGATACGGCATCACGTCGAACACGAAGTTCGCAGCGGCCATGGAGAGCGAGCCTCCAGTCGGGTTATAGAGCTGCAGGAATACCTGCCCTGTCCCAATGATTGGTGGCGTGCTCAATAGGCCCGCGGGCCACGCTCCAGGAAGCGTCACTGTCACGGAATCGCCAGCCGCTACCCCGGCGACGGTGAACGTATCCTGTCGGGT